CCGCGAGGGACGCCGCGAGTGCCGCCGCGAGGGACGCCGCGAGTGCCGCCGCGAAAAAGAAGTTCGAGCCCATTACGCTCGATCTCCAACAGTCGGCGCTCGAGCTCGTGGACCGCATGCTCGCCATCACTCCCGAAACGCTTGCGGCCTGATGGTTATCGTGGGCGTAGATTGCTCTTACACCGGGCTCGGCCTCGTTGCCGTGCCCGGTGACTGGGGCCTTGACTGGCGACGTGTGAAGCGCGCCACGCTGCAGACCAAGCCCGGCGTGCCGCTCGTCGCGCGTGCCGGCGCTCTCGCTCGAGACGCGTGCCGGTGGATCGAATGGGCCGCCCGACACGGCGGGCTCGCCGTGTACATCGAGGGCGGGCTTTCGCGCGGTGGCAAGGGCGATTCGGTGCGAACGCAGAGCCGCCTAATCGGCGTCGTCGAGCACGAGCTTTACCGAGTGTTCGGCGTCGTCGCCGAGCACGCCGAGCAAGCAGCAATCCGGAAGCTGCTGCTCGGGTTCGAACCGTTCCGGGACAAGAAGCACGCGGTGATCGGAGTGCTGAAACAGCTCACACCCACGACGTGGGACCCGAACGAGTACGACGCCTTTGCGGCAGCAAACTACGGGCTTTCGCAGCAGGGGCTCGCGTTCATCAGCGTGGCATCGGAGGCAGCATGACCGGAGCCGAAGCAGCCCGCCGTCTGCGCGCGTGTGGGCGAATGGCGCTCGCGTTCGCGCAGCTGCCGGAGGTTGACGAGGCCGAGCTATATCGCCTCGCCTGCTCGGTTCTAGGCGTCACGCCACGCGACCCGGCCCCGAAGCGTGGACCGAGGGGCGGCATGTCGAACGCCGAGAAGTGTCGGCGACACCGCAAGCGGAGTCGGAACGGTGTCGCGACACCAATTGTCGACACTGTTGACCGGTGTCGAACGACACCGAACGACACCGAATCGACGCCGGTCTCGGTTCCCCCTTGTCCCCCCTCTGCACTCCCCTCTGATCCCCCTCCGGATCAGGAAAAACATAACAAGAACGCGCGCGTGAGAGCCAACGACGGTGCCACCGAGCGCCGTCCTAGCTGCCTTCCGGAGGCTTTAGAACTCGGCGTCTGTTCACGCGCAGAACTCGTGATCTCGAATGCACGAGATCCGGAATGGGTGCTCGCGGTGCAGCCGCAGAACTGGCCGGAGGTGCGGCAGGCGGCGGAGCGGTTCGCGAAGGGGACGGGGCGGCCGGGCGATGCGAAGCTCGGGACGTACGCGCGGGACGCGGGGACGCGGGCAATCGTAGAGCTTTTCGGGGCGGGTCACATGCCGAGCGTGGTGTACGCGGGGCTCGAACGGATCGCATCGTCGGAGTGGTACCGAAGCGGTGGCGCGAGCCGCGGGCTTTCGAGTATCACGCCGGAGGTTTTCCGCCGTGAGGGGACCGAGGCGCCCGCGCCGGTCATGGAAGGGCGCCCACGCGCCGCGGAGACGTCGTTTCGCACCGGACCGGTCGTACCACCGCCCAAGGAAGTGAACGACGCCCTGGACGCCCTGGGGACGTCGCTCGGGGGCAAGGCTGGGATCGGTGTCGCTCGGCGTCGTCGAGCGGGAGAGGACGCGGCATGAAGTCTGGGCACACGCTACTGCGGGAGTGCGTGGAGTCGGGGAAGCTCGACGACAAGACGTTTGAGGCGTTCGCGGAGATGCTCGCGAACCTCGACGACAAGCGCTTCCAGAAGCTCACGAAGCGCCAATACGAGTGGGTGGCGAACATACACGAGCGGCTCGGGCTCGATCCGGGCGTCGAAAACCTGGTCACGACCGGCGCCGTCAAGGTTACCGACGAAGAGCGGGTGGGCCTTCGGACGTGGGCAGCGTCGCTCGGCCCCAAGGTGCTTAGACCACCGGGGCGGGTGTAGGTGTCCGACGTCCCTCGGCACGACCCGCACGCCGAGGCGGCCTGCCTTTCGGCGGCGTTGCTCTCGACCGACGCGGCCCTCGAGCTCGTCGAGCTGCTCGACCCCGAGGAGTACTACCTCGACGCGCACCGGTGCGTTCACGAGGCGATGCGCACGATCGCCGCACGCGGTGAGCCCGTCGATATCGTCACCGTGGCGAACGAGCTCCGCGCGTCGAACAAGCTCGAGCGGGTCGGCGGGCAGGCTTTCCTCGCGCGTCTCTCGGATGAGACCCCGGCGATTGCGCACCTGCCGAAGCACGCGGCGATCGTGCGCTCGTGGCACCGAGCTCGGCGGGCTACGGTCACGTGGGCACAGCTTCTCGCCGAAGGGCGTACGGCCGAGCTCCCCGACGTCGACGCGTGGCTCGAGTCCTGCGAGCAGCGCGCGTACCTCGCGACCGAGGCACGACGCGAGGGTACCGACGGGCCAACGACGTACGCCGAGCTCGTGCCCGGCGCGTTCGAGCGCATTCGCGACAGCGGCCCCTCGACGCTCGGGCGCCCGACGGGCTTTTACGCCCTCGACACGCACGCCCACGGCATCTCCGCCGGGCAGCTGATCTACGTCGCCGGCCGCCCCGGCCACGGGAAAACCGCGTGGGCACAGCAGCTCGCCGAGCAGATCGCAATGGCCGATCCGAGCGCCGGCACGGTGTTCGAGTCCATGGAGATGACCAAAGAGGACCTCACGTTTCGGTCGCTCGCACGGTGGGCCAAGCTCCCGTTCAACGCCATCAAGTCACGGCAGCTAGACCGCGACGGGTGGCACCGTCTCGCGCAGGCCGCCGGCGACCTGGTCAAGTGTCGGATCGCCGTCGAAGAGGCATCCTCCCTCACGCCCTTGCGGCTTCGTCGTCGCGTGCGCCGGCAGTACGCCGAGCTCCGGGCGAAGCACCCCGACACGAAGCTAGCGCTCGTCGTCGTGGACTACGTGCAGCTCATGACCGGCGACGACGTAGCGAAGGGCACGACGCGCGCCGTCGAGCTCGGGATGATATCCCGGTCGCTCAAAAACCTTGCGAAGGAACTGCAATGCACCGTCGTCGTGCTCTCGCAGCTCGCCCGAAAGCAGCGCGGCGCCGCCAAGCGCCCCGAGCTCGACGAGCTTCGCGACTCTGGCGCGCTCGAGGCCGACGCTGATCTAGTGCTCGCCCTGCACCGCGAGGACGAATACCGCAAGCCCGGCGCCGAGCCGAACGGGAAGTGTGAGGTGCTGATCTTGAAGGGCCGTAACTGCGGCACGGGTGCTCATGAGCTCGCGTTCGACGGGCCGAGCTCTCGTTTCGAAAACCTCGAACACCAGCAGGAGATGTACGCATCATGATAACCGTGCCACCCATCGAGAGAGTCACCACGAAAACCCGCAAGTTTTTCTTGTGTCTGTTCGAGACGAGTACGCCGCCTTTAGGCGGTCCAGGCAGTTCGATACTACCGGTCACCGTGGACGATTTATGCGACTTCGTGCGCGCGCTCCCGTCGCCCGATCGTTTTCGCTTGAGCGTGGCGCTCGAGGAGGCGAGACAGGCTGCGTTATCCGCGGAAGCGAACGAGCCCGACGCGGTGCGTTTCGCGCTCACCGAGAAGGGGCGTCAAGCGCTCGAGGAACACCAGCAGGCAAAGGCGAACGCGGAGTGAAGGAACCCGCGTCGACGTCCATCGCCGGCAGCGCGCAAGGGCGCGTCGTCGGCGAGCTCGCCGAGCTCAAGGTGAAAGCACCCGAGTGGGCGCTCGTCGCCCTCGTCGATCTCACCTCATCCCTCGCTGCAGAAGCGCTCCCACGCGAGGCCGACCCGCTGATCGCCTCGCAGGTCGTTGCGCTCGCCGCGGAGCTCGTAGCGGGCGCGTACGGCGACGCGTCGAAGTGGCGCGAGCCCCCCGAGGACGGATGGCCACGTGGCGCCGGTCGTCGTCGTCGCCTCGGCGCCATTGCCGAGACACTCGCGCACTCCGCAGCGCTCACTCTGCCCGATCTCGACACCCTGCCCGCGCCTCTTCGGCACCGCGCACTGCACCTATCCCGTGCGGCGGTTGTCCTGCTCGCGCGGCACGATCCTCAGGTCGGCTCACGCCTCATCGCGCCCGAACGCGCCCGCGCGGTGCTTGAACGGGCCACGAACGCCGCTCGAAGCGCGCACGAGATGGGCGCGAAGTAATCTGCACGCGCGTGAGCCTGCGGGTGTGTGTGCGCGCGTGCTCGGGAAGGGGCGAGCGCCTGCAGATCTCGATGGACACATCGTGTTACCACTGAACGCATGTGGAAAGTTACTTCCGTTCAGGTTTCGAACGAGCGGGGCACGATCGCGAGCACGCTCGGCACCATGTCCCGCTTCGCAGTCTCGGACGGCTGGACGATCACCGTCGAGGATCGCGAAGTCATCGTCGTGAAGGACGACGATCGCCTTCGCATCCCCCGCGGGCTCGTTGTAATCCACGAAACTCGCGAACCCACCGAACCCGCGACGAAGCCCGCCAAGCGCTCTCGCGAGGCGGCTTGACGTTACAACGACGCGACAGCGTCTCAGCCGACAGCCGTTTTAGGCTTCGGCATTCGGCTCGCGGAGCCGACTCTCACTACGCCCCTCCGCTTGCCTGCCTTGCTGGTCTGTTGGATCCACCTGACAGACCGATCGAGTGTCAAGGCAAATCGACACTGATCGGAAGCACAGCCTCGGCACCGCTTGGCCAGCCGGCCAATTCCCGAGCGGCGCGGTGGTGGTTTAGGGCGGGCTGTCCCGGTTCCACCCCGGGGGGTGGGGGTTCTCTTTGGGTCCCCCTCCGGCCATTCTCATCCACTCCCGCTGTAACCATGCAGGTTCACCAATGACCGGGCTTGCCCGTCCTGCGCGGTGGATGCGGCCCCCGAGCGGCTCGCTGGTGGACTACCAGTCGGCGCCCGAGCGCAAGCGGCCCCGGGTGGAAGCGGCGTCAGAGGGGCGCGGGTTTCGCAATCCGGGGCGGCGAGCGGTGCGCGACGCGGAGCGAGCACGCGAGCGGAGGATCTGGCCGTGACCGGCGCGCGCTTCTTTGCGAAGCAGAACGAGCGGCGGCGCGAAGCGGGCTTGCGCGAGATGCGCGAGCGACGAGCGGCGGCGCGGCTTCTCTGCGAGGCGTGCACGCTGCCGGGCACCGAGTCGCTCACGATCGGATTGCTCGAGGCGCGACCATGCGACGTGTGCGGCGTCCTCGTCTCGCCGGAGGACAATTACACGTTCCTGCGGGGAGCGTTGGACGCAGGCGGGGCCCATACCCCTGCCGCACCCGGTTCGAATCCGGGCCCCGCGACCACGGCGAAGGTGTACACGGGCGACGCGGCATCGCTCACGCGCGACAAGCGGCCCTGGTACGACTACGGGAAAGACACGGGGCGGCGGCTGCGCGTGAAGGGACTCGTCGACGTCGATTCGCTGCCCGTGGCGAAGCCCGAGCCCGACCCGAACGGGCCGGACCCGCGCGAGGTGGAGGCGCTGCACCGGCAGAGCCAGGAGGCGATGGCCGAGGGCGACGACCGGAAGCTCGGCAAGCTCTACGAAGACTTGCTCGACGCGCTCCATTCGAACGATCTGCCGACGGACGAGGACCCGATCACGAAGGCGCGCTTTGACCTTCGTGCTCGCGAGCTCGAGGCGGCGCTCGGTGCAGAGCTTTCCGAGCTCGGGCGGGCCCGGCGGTGGGGCGTCGGGTACCGGCTTTCGGGCGCGTCTGGGCAAGTCGTGCTCGTGGTCGGAGTGCTCGACCGCGCGAGCGGTGCCGAGTGGCAGATCACGGTGGATCAGCGGGCGCTTTACAACGCAGTGAGGCGTGCCGGGGCAGAGATGCGGATGGCCGCGCGCGAGATCGCGACTCGCGTGCGTGACCACGTCGACAAGGCGCGAGCAGGAGCAGTCATCGGGGTTGCGTGAGAAAACGCCGGTGCGATCGGTACGCGGAGGAGAAGCGGCGCTTCGGAGTGAACGAAGCGCTGAACGCGCTTCCGCCGGATCCGCACGACGACTCGCGGCTCGATCGCGCGCTCACGCTCGGGCTTCGCGGCGAGAATTCGGGGTACCACGGGTGCAACTGGTGCCACGGTCTGCCGCACCGGCGGAACGATCCGAAGTGTCGCGGGTGCGGTGAGCCGTACGCGCCGGAAGTCGTGGCGCTCGAGGTGCCTGCGCTCCGAAGCAGCTACCCGCACGAGGAGATCCACGGGTGCTAACCGAGGAGCTTCTAACCTCGTCGGAGGCGTACGGGCTCAAGACGGCGACGCCGGTGCAGAGGATGATCTGCCGCGTCGCCGACGGGAAGCCGCTCGGGGCGCTGTGGAACGAGCCGGAGGTGCAGAAGGCGCTCGGCGGGGCGAAGCCGCCGGAGAAGGTGCCGCGGCTGCTCGTGGTGCTTGCGGCGATTCGCGGGGCGAAGAGCACGATCATGGCGTGTCGCGGGGCGCGGGCGGCGCTCTCGTGCGACGTCGACGCGCTGTCGCCCGGCGATGAGCTGCTCGTGCCGCTCGTCGCGACCGAGAAGAAAACGGCGCAGCAGCTTTACGCGCACGCGATGGCGCTTTTTCGCACGCCCGCGCTTCGGGGGCGCGTCGTGAGGGAGACGGCCGAAGGGCTTTGGGCGCGGCACGATTCGGGGCGACCGGTCGAGATCTCAGTGATGGCCATGTCGCGCTCGGGCTCGACGCTCACGGCGCGATGGGTGGCCACGGCGGGATTCGATGAGGCGCCGCGCATGATCGGCTCGAGCGAGGGCGTGCGAAACCTCGACGACTCCATGAACGCGCTCGAGGGGCGCGTGCGCGACGACGGGCTCGTGTTTTGGATCGGCTCGCCGTGGGCGCCGTGGGGTCCGGTGTACGACGTGACGCGGGACCGCTTCGGGCGACCGGCCGAAGACGTCGTCGTGATTCGGGCGACGGGGCCGATGCTAAACCCGCAGTATTGGACGCCGGAGCGTTGCGCGCAGCTCGAGCGGTTCAAGCCTTCGGCGTACCGCATGAACGTGCTCGGCGAGTTCGCCGACGCGGACGAGGCGATGATTCCGAGCGAGTCGGTGATGCGCGCGATCGAGCGCAGCGTCACCGAGCGGCCCCGGCGCAAGGGCGTCGAGTACGTCGCGGCAATGGATCCGGCGACGCGCGGGAACGCGTGGACGCTCGTCGTACTCGGCAACGTCGGGAAGAACGCTCACGGGGAAGCACAGTACGAGGTGGCCGTGGCCGAGGAGTGGCGCGGGAACCCGGGCACGCCGCTTCGGCCGCGCGCGGTGCTCGAGGAGATCCGCGGCATCTGTTCACGCTACGGCGTGACGACGGTGCTCACCGATCAGGCCGCGCTCGACGCGTACGCCGATATCGGGGATTCGGTGGGGATCGGAGTCGCCGGCATGCACGTGCTAGCGGACGATCGTTGGGAGATGTGCGAGCTCGTGCGGCTTGTGCTCGTCGAGGAGCGGCTTTCGTTGCTCGACGTGACGAACCTTCGCGCGGACCTGTTGCGCGTGGAGAAGCGTCCGACGCCGAAGGGCTCGACGATCCGCTACCCGACGAGCGGCGACGGCCGGCACTGCGACTTCGTTCCGGCGCTCGGGCTTTGCATGAAGTTTCCGCCGGGGGCGCCCCGGGATCCGAACGAGCCCGAGAAGGGCCCGCCGCGCAAGCGCGCGACGACTGCACGACCGCGCACGTACGACACGGGCGCGCTCGTGCGGCAACTGACGAGGTGAGCCATGGACGTCGACGAAACCCTAACCCTGCTGCGAAAACACGGTGTCGCGTCGGCGACGTTCGACGGCGGCGGGTGCCTGCTGTCGGTGCAGTTTGCCTATGTCTCGCCACCGTCGCCCGAGGGCGCGACGCCGAAAGCGGGATCGATCGAAGAGGACGGGCCGCCGCTTTTCCGCACGGCGATGCACACGGCGGCGAGCGTTCTGCAGGGAAAGCTCACGAGCATGAGGGGCGAGGAGACGGCCGATGCTTGAAAACGCGTGGTGGACGCAAAAGGATCCGAGAGACCTGGCGATTCGCGCGCGCGAATTCGCCGACGCGCTGCACAAGCGGCAGCACTTCGAGCGCCGAGCACGTGCCGAGGCGGCTCTTTTCCTCTACGGCGGTTCGACGCGGCTTTCGCTGTCGGGCGCGTCGTGGGAGCAGGGCTTGAGCGACGAGGACGTGCCTCCGTTCTTCAACCTGATCCAAACGGCGGTGGATTGGTTCACGTCGATGATGGTCCGGAACCGGATCCGGCCGTACTTCTTGACCGAGGCCGGGGACAACGAGCTGCAGGAGAAAGCGCGTTGCGCGGGGCGTGCCGTCGAGGGGCTCATGCGGCAGCTCGGCGTCTGGGACGAGCTCGGCATGCTGCGTTGTCAGGACGGGCACCTATTCGAAGCGGGCGGAATCAAGTACGCGGCGGACTTCACGAATCGAAGGATCGTCGCGTCGCGTGTGCGCCCATGGGAGTTCTACGTTCCCGAGCGCGAGGCGCGTCTCGGCGTCCCGCGGCAATTCGTCCACGATCAGAACCCCGAGCGCAGCGTGCTCGCGTCGATGTTCGAGCCCGAGTCGGAGGAGTGGCAGGCCGTGATGGACGCGGAGCCCGAGCAGATCGACCCCGTCGAAAACGTGCCGGGCGACCATTCCGATCTCGTCCGTGCCTCCGAGCTCTGGCACCTGCCGAGCGTGAAAGTCGATCTGAAAAACCCCGCGGCGTGGGGGCTCGACGATAACGGCGAACCCGATCCGGAAGTCGATCCGGGGCACGACGGCAAGCGGGTGATCGTGACGCGCGCGGGGCTGCTCGTCGCGGAGCCGTGGCCGCTCGATTACATCCCGGTCTCTTGGTACAAGCCGCGGCGCGACCCGGTGGGCTTTTGGTCGCGATCCATTCCCGAGACGCTCGCGGGGGCGCAGCTCGAGATCATGGACATCGCGCAGAAGATCCAGAGCATCATGCGCCGGCACGCGGTACCGCACCTCGTCGTTTGGAAGCAGGCGAATCTAAACCTGCAGAACGTGACGAACGACCACGCGGCCATTCTCGAAAGCTCTGTGCCGGCCGGGCAGGCCGCGTACTACCTCACCCCGCAGGCCGTGCCGAGCGAGCTCTTCGCGCGCGAGGAGTCGATCATTCGGTGGGCCGAGAAGCAGCTCGGCGTGTCCGAGATGAGCCTCGCCGGCGTGAAGCCGCCGAGCATCGAGCACGCACCGGGTATGGAGCATCTCGCCGAGATGGAGATGATTCGGCACACGGCGGCTTTTCACTCGTTCGAGCGCACGCACCTCGACGACGCACGGATCATTGTTGATCTCTTGCGAATGCTCGCGCAGCGCGACGACGACATGGAGGTGGTTTTCGGCGAGTCGAAGCAGCTCGAGCGGTTCAAGATCAAAGACTTCGACATGGAGCGCGAGCAATACCACCTGAAAACGTGGCCGACGAACCTCTTCGCGCAGACGCCCACGGCGAAGTTCCGCCAGGTCAAGGAATTCCACGCGGCCGGGCTCTTCGCGAACACGCCCGAGGCGCGCGCGGCGCGCCGTGCGATGGGAACGCCGGACGTCGAGGAGATCAGCGGCGATATGGAAGCCGAGCAAGACAACATCGAGGAGCGGCTGCGCCTCGCGATTCAGGGTGCACCGGATTACCAGTGGATCCCGACGCCCGACATGGACCTCGCGCTCGCCAAAACCAAGGCAAAGGCGCGAATCAATCGGCTCGAGGCAGAGCACGAAGAACCCGAAGCGATCGACCGCGTGCGGACTTTCTGGAAGCTCGCAGATCGCCTCGAAAAACAAGCAATGGCCGAGCAGGTGCAGGCGCAAGAGGGAGTCGCACCCGACGCGGCTCCACCCGAACCGCCGATCCCGCCCGAGCCGACGTTACCTAACGCCCCACCGATGGCCGCATAGGAGTGAACGACCATGACCCAAGCAGCGCAGCAAGCAAAGACGAACGGCGCGGCCGCAAAGCCGGCGCCGGCTACGAACGAAGTCGAAACCGAAGCGGAGGCACCGAGCCTGATTGACATGCTGAACGGCTCCGCGGAGCTTCCAGAGCGCGAAGAGCAGGACGAGACCGAAGCCACGGACGACGAAGCCGCGGAAGAAACTGCCGACGACGAGACCGAAGGCGAAGAGCCGAGTCAGCCCGAAGCAGCGGCGGCTGGCGACGACGAAGCCGAAGGAGCCGGCGACGACGGGGACGAGCAGAACGACGAGGAGGTACGAAAGGCGTTTGCACCCGAGGCGCTCAAGACGGCGGCGGGGGTGAAGCGAGCCGCGGAGATCGCGACGAAGATGCGCGAGGCAGCCGAGCACCGGCAGAAGCGTCTCGATCGCTTTGATCGGCGCCTGCACAAGCGGGAACGCAACTGGAACGCGAAGAAAACCGAGGAGCAGCAGGGCATCGAAAACGAAAAGGCCACGGGGCGTCACATGGTGGCGCTGCTCGGGCAGATGCGCCGGGGCAACGCGCGCGAGCGGCTGGCGGCGCTATCGGCTCTGACCGGGGTGCCGGGCGTCGAACTGATCGAGGAGCTCAACACGGGGATCCTTGCCGACGGGAAGCAGCCGGCGCCGAGCCGTGAGGTTCTCGAGCTGCGCGCGACCGTCGAGCAGCTGCTGCAGGAGCAGGCAGCGCGCGAGGAGCAGAGCGCGCAGGCGCACGCGCAAGCGAACCGAAACGCGAAGATCGAGCGCATCGATCACCACCGGCGCGAAGCGGCCGAGCTCGGCACCGACGCGGAAAAGTATCCACTTGTTGCCGCGGAGATCGAAAAGTGGGGCGAGCCCATGAGTGCGCAGGTTGGCGACTGGGTGGTGAAGTTCATCACCGATCACTACAAGAAAACTGGTGCTCGACTTGACAAGGCGACCGCTCTCGGTAAGTTGAACGCACGTTTGGCTGCAAAGTCAGGCGAGCCCCGCAAGGGGAGTTCGGTTCGGGACCCCGCAAAAAGCCCGGTAGCCCAGCGCCGGAGCGCTGGAAGAGGCGTAACGGTCACACCAGACCTCGCCGATCGCTCTACCGGCTCTGCTCGAGAGCTCAGTCGGGACGAACGGATCGACGAGCTTGCGCGCGACCCGGAGGCGCTTCGCGGGATGGGGCTCGGCGCGTTCATCGACTGAACAGCCAGTGAGCTCGGCACCCGCGGCGCGCGTCGGAGATCGCGCTCCCACGGGTTCCGATGGCATCAGCGAGCAATACCGCGAACGTAAGCCTACTCCGCAGGCTGTTCGGGAACGACATGGCGGACATGCGGTGGAAGAAAGATCCGTATCTCCGCGACGTGAAGAAAGACACGAGCGGGTTCGGAGAAGGGCGCTACACCGTAGTGAGGATCGGGCAGACGACCGGTATCGCCGGCTCGTTCACCGAGGCGCTCAACAACCAAAACCCGACCGCCGAACGGCGCTTTTTCGTGACGGACCGCACGATCTATGCGGTTTTCAGCATGAAAGGCTCGTTTTTGCGCAAGGCGCGGGGCAAGCCGAATTCGCTGCTGAAAGGCTACGAATCGCAGGCGCGTTCTGCCATGTACGACTTCGACACCGTGCTCGCGGACGCGGCATGGAACGACGTCGGTGGGTCGAAGGGCCAGATCAGCGCGTCGCAAAACCTGGCGTCGAACGTTCTGACGTTCCGAAACGCGAAGGCGCTTTTCGGAATGAACTGGCTCGGCAAGAAAATCACGTTCGCTTCGGATAGCGGCGCGGGTACCTCGCCGGCGGGTGAGCGTGGCGTTGCGGGCGTCCCGACGACGCTCACCGTTACCGGTGTGAACCATTCGGCGAACACGCTCACTCTGAGCGCAGCGCTGAACACGGTGCCGGGAATCACGGTCAACGACTTCATCTTTGTGGCCGGTTTCTACGCGGTGTCCCTCACGGGAAAGCGCGGCTGGAACCCGATCACGGCCCCGACGGGTGGTGACTCGCACTTCGGCGTCGATCGCACGGAAGCGGTCGAGCAGCTGTCGGGCTGGCGCCAACCGTCGGCAGGTCTCCGTGAGCACACGTTGATCGAGGCGATGACCCTCGGCGACATGGCGAACACCGAGACGGCGCGTTGCTACACCAACGGCGTCGACTGGAAGGAGATCGTCAAGGAAGTCGGTTCCAAGTACGTGCGCGAGGTGAACGTCGGAAAGCAGGGCATCGGCGCGAAGGGCCTCGCGGTGTTTGCACCGCAGGGCGAGTGCATGGTGCTCGCGACGAACCGCGTTCCCGTCGGGAATGCGTGGGTCGGTGACCCGGCGCAGGACGTGCTTCGGAGCGAGGGAGAGATCCCGCAGATCCTGAACGAGGACAAGGTGGGGCCGATGCTGCGATCGGCTTCCGACGACGCTTACCAGAGCCGGCTCGGTGGCGACGCGAACTTCATGCCGGACGACACGGCGAACAAGCTCGGGCCCGGCGCCTGGGTGATCGTTACATGGTGAGGACGTCATGGGTCAACCTGCAAACGTAATCAAGAAGATCGGCGGAGAGCTCGCACAGGACGAGGGCGGCGTCGGAACGGCAAACCGGCTTTTCGACTTCGCTGTTTCCTTCCAAAAACCCGCGGCGGACGGCGCGGCGGGTACTGCCACGGCGTCGACGAAGGGCAACGGTGTGAACGGAATCAACGGGTCGTTTTCGAACCCGTTCGACTTCGATCTCGCGGTCGTTGGTTTCCTCATTTCGCCGAACGCGGCGTTGGTCGCTGATAACGCGAACTACGCAACGATCGCCGTGGAAACGGACGACGCGGCGGACGGGGCGCCCGCGGCGGCTCTGTCGGTCACCACGCAAGTGGCGGCGCCGGGCTCGAACACGTGGGCAACGGACGTTTGCCAGCGTGTCGATCTCTCGACGGTCGGGACGAAGGGCGTGCTCGGAACGGCGCAACGGCTCCGCCCCGGCGCGAACCTCTTCCTGTCGATCGCGAAGACGGGTACCGGCGTGGTCGTGCCCATCTGCAACATCACCGTTCTCCTTCGGAGGCTGTAATCATGGGCGTGCCGATTCATAACCCCGTGCGCGGAAACGGCGTCGAGCGTCGGAGCGTGGCGATCTCGTTCTTCCCGAACGGCGCCGCGAACCCGACGACTTGGCGGGACCCGAACGACGACGTGCTCGCGGTGACGCGCACGGGGCAGTCGGCATACGAGATCGAGCTGCAGTATCCGGTGCAAAAGATCCTCTCTTGCACCGTGACGCCGCAGCTCGCGGCCGGCGCGGACGCCTTCCCCCAGGTGGGCGTGACGAGCAACACGGAAGGCACCGCGAATAACCTCAAGGTGCCGATCCGTCTCCTTGCCGGCGGCGCTGCTGCCGGCGAGGTGGCCGCGAACGCGGACAACAGGGTCAACGTGCAGCTCGAGCTCGAGCTTTCCACGGTGGCCGTCTGATGGCGCTCGAGGACTTCGCAGGAAAGCCGGAATCGGACGCCGAAGGCGACGATCTGCCGGTCACCGAGGGCGGGAGCCCGATGGCGGCCAAGCGCCGGGCGGTGCAACGCATGTTCGCGGCAGCGAAAAAGGGCGACTGGAAAGCGGCCGCCCATGCTTTCGCCGACGCGTTTGCAGCCTGCGAAGAGTACGAGGACGACGACGACGACGAGGAGTCGGGCGGCCTGTACGACGACGAGGGCGACGACGAGGAGGCGTAGCGCACCGTGGCGAGCGTCAAGCTTTCCACGGTGCGGGACATTGCGCGGCTCTACGCGGACTCGCGCCCGGGCGGCGGCAAAAAGAAGTTCATCGAAAACCAGAAGGTGAACGGGCTCGTGAACCTCGCCCTGCGCGAGCTCTACGAGCTTTTGGTGCGTGCGCAGGGGCACGAGTACTACGAGACGGTCGACACGTCGCTTTCGACGGCGGCGGGCGTTTCCACGGTGGCCCTGCCGGCGACGTTTTTCCGGCTGCTCTCGCTCGCCTTGCGGTGGGGACCGAAGGATCTCGAGCCGGTGGATGCACTCGAATCGATCGACGATCGGGCGGGGCTCGTCCGGTATGGCGTGTGGGGGCGGGATTCCGAGAAGGCGTTTCGCCTGCGCGGGTCGGTGATCGAGTTCTTCCCGACCCCGACGGCGGTTGTTGCGCTCGAGATCCGCCACGTCCCGACGTTTTCGGATCTCACGACCGAAGACTCGACTTTCGACTCGATCAACGGGTGGGAACGCCTCGTGGGGCTTCGCGTGGCGCTCGAGATGCTCACGATCGGTGGAGACTCGACGACGGCGGTGCGGCAGCTGTACGACGGCGAGCTCGAGCGGATTCAGAGAATCGCGGGTGAGCGCGCGGCAGCGCATCCTGCGCGCGTGCGTGACGTCGTATACGAGGAAGGGCGGCGGCGTGGCTCGTGGCGCCGGCTCGGGGGTGTGCCGTGAAGTACCGAAGCATTCGCGAATTCGCGACGCACGACCC